CTAGAGATGAGCTGCTCTGTGCATCGTTTGGAAAATTTCTTAGATTTAGAGTGATTCTGGTCGCTCCGGTCTGTGATATAAAATCAGGTATGAATCTTCGTATTTTCATTATAAACTCACCATCTCCTCTAGTATCTGCTATTCCTGTCATTTGATTACCAACTATTCTTTGTGTAATATCAAAATCTCCAGACTCGATACTTCCAACAATCGCTGTTGTTGCACCACCCTGAACCTGATCTGTGCCTGTCTCATGTTGATAATATATTGTTCTGCCTTCTGTGTTGCCCACAACATCAAAAGATGAATCGTTACCTGCAGTGTATTCTGTTGCATGTGGGCTACCAAATACTGCAGAGTCTTCCCACATGGTTCTAGCTAAAGTTCCGTTTGTCCAGACGGGCCTTTGTGGTGAAGAATCAAAATAGTTATATGCAACCATTCTGTTTACAACAGATGATGAGGAAGTTGGATAGAACCACATGACTTCACCAAAAAGATTATTTAATCCAGCAGATACCATCTGATTGCCAGACTCTAGATTTATATCATCAAATACAAAGTCCTCTACAAGACATGGTAATGATTCTAGTTTACCAGCGTATCTAAAGAAACCATTCTCTGACATCCAATATGCGGAACCATCAACCTCAACACATGCATTCTGTCCAACAAGTCCACAGTTGGTTCCAACCTGTGCGAATGCAAAGGTAAATGGTTGACCAACAAAACGTTGTGTGAATAAAGCTGTATCAGTCCAGACATAGATTGCATCTCTACCTCTGATTGCTCCTCTGATCTGTGATCCGTCGGCCAGTCTCTGTGTACCAGCTGTGTTCGTTGCCGTAGGTGTGTAAGTATTTATATCCTCTTGATCAGAGAATCTTATAAACATATCATCCTGTGTTGATGTATCACCAATCGTTGTCTCTGTCCCAAAGAATACTAGGTGACGATCGGGTGTGGAAACCAGCATATGTCTTGATGCGGTTGGTGCGCCGGTTATAATAACTGCTCTTGTATTTTCTGCATTTGTTGCAGCAGAGTTCCATTCAAATACAGCACTATCATGTATCAGACAGATTGCCTTATCACCAAAATTATCAAGTGACCACATACCAGGTTCTAATACCAGATCTCCTGATGCAGCCTCACCCCAGGCCACAAAGTTTGTGGTGCTGGTAACCGCATCTCCTGCACCATGTGATGCAGCGTCAGTTCCTCTGACCTCCCTTGTGACACCTGTCAATTCGTTTGATGTGCTGATTCCCGTGTAAGATATCTCCTCTGTTCCTATCTTTATAAAATTTGTACCCGTGCTTGGAAATTGTGATACATCAGCTAATATTATACCAGTTGTAGTCGAAGAATTTATAGCGCCAGTAATAGTTGTTGTAGGTTCTCCTGCTACCTCACCACCAAAAGTTCCAAGAGACCAACCAAAACCTTTTGCCTGCACGGCTGGTCCTACAGGATAATAGTGTTGCACCCGGATACCACCTGATGTTGTTGCACCAGATCCTGACTCTGCTGATGGCATCGTGATCGTGATGGTCGTGGCATTAGGGACAGTAGTCACCATAAATTTTTTATCATTGAAATCTGAGGCTGCAAAATTAGAATTAGTTATAGAACTAAAATTATCAAGTAAGACTATATCCTGCGCAGATATACCGTGATCTCCACTGAAAGTTATTGTAACAGATGTTGATCCGTTGGTCGTGGTAAATGCACTTGTGAGCGTTGTTGTTGTTTTGATAGGGTGTATGTCATAAAATACACCACCAGAAAATGCGTATAGAATCCTGTTTGTGCCAATAATGGCATATTTTCTAGCCTTACTATTTACAAAATGATGAAGACCTCTGCCTGCTCCTGTGAGAGCATCATCCCCTAGTTGTTTCCAACCACCTATCTTCTCGGGTGTGCCGTATCTAAATCTAACATTATCACAGTCTATCCACTGCTGTTCTGCTCCGGTGGCTGTGATCTGTTTATTTATACCTGGCTGAAAACCTATCTTTTGTAACATAATAAATCCATGTATAGCAAATTTATTACTTATTTAACAGAGTAAAAGCACGGGGGTGTGGTTGTGGTGGTAACCCCCGCACCAGTCTATTTTATAGACTATTTTGTAGGTTTAGTCAACTTAGCACCTTTAAACCATGCAGGTAAACCTAATAAAGGTCTTTTATCTAAAGCGTTTTCTTTTGCTATTTTAGATCCTGCTTTGTTATAATGTAAGAATACCTGTCCACAATCTTTTCCTTTAAACTCTTCTCTCCAATGTTCTAAATCACAACCAGAATATATTAACATATCACCTGGTTTAAGATCGACTTTTACTCCAGCTTTATTATTACCACCAGTTGGATCTAAATATATTGGCCAATCATCTCCACCTAAATTTAGTGTAGTGGATATTTCACACGAATATCTATCTTTGTGTCTAGCTAATACATCTCCTTTTTTATAAATTCTTGCGTAAGAATATGTTTCACTTAATTTTAATTTTGTATGTTTTTCCATAACAGGTTTTACTCTTTGTAATAAAGTTTCCATAACTGTATCGGCATAATGTGAATATGTATTGGGCACTTGGTGATCTGTCCATACACCCCAGTATTCTGTAAAAGGTGATATGTATCTTTGTTCAAATAAAAACTGAGCTATCTTTCTTTTATTTAAAAAGTAAGCGTAACAAAAATCAGCTAACTCTTTGCTTATTGCATTTTTTAACACTGTGTATTTATTATTTTTAAACGACATTTAACACTCCTTTTGGTATTGCTTGACAGTTCCAGTGTATGAACCTAAATGGTTCATACCCTAAATCTACTGTATATTGATGAGGCATATAAGATGGAAAAAATATCATTCTTCCAGGTTTAACCTTGTAATGTATTTGTGAAGAAGCATAAGTTATTTTAGATTTATCTTTTTCAGGTAAAAGATTCATGACATTACCTGGTCTTGGATCTTCAAACATTGGCATAGATGTTTTATCACTTGCTTTTAAAAAATAAAAACCAGACATATGTCCATTCCAATGTGTATGTAAAGTGTGATGTCCCGCACCTTTTTTAGCAAACTCTTGCACCCACAATTCTGTAGTAAATATTTGAAAACCTGATGTATCAAAACCCATCTCACCTAATAAGTTATATGCTGTTGCACCGATATAATTTTGTAACTCTTTAAACTTAGGATCACTTATTAGACTTGTTGAATGAAATACATGACCCATATCTCCTTTATCACCATATTTTTTATTACGTTCATTAATAGTTTTTTTTGACATTTTTTTAGATGCCTCAATATATGGATCTGATGCTTTGTTTAAACTATCCACAAATGCTGGTTCATCTGCAAACCATATAGGACAAGAAAAATATTGTTCTAAATTTAATTTTTGAGGATAACTTACAGTTTGTTTTTTATTTTTTATTTTTTTCTTTTTCATATTCTTCTTTATCTAAATGGCCACCCTAGATTCCAGATAACTAAACTTTTTCTTTCACCGCTTTTAACTGGACATACTCTATGCCATACAAAAGAGGGAAATACAACCAAAGATCCTTTTGGTAAAATGTCTTTACACTTTACAGGTTTTCTAGGTTTATCGGGATCTATATTTCTAAAATCAAATTCTAATTCACCACCTTTATATTCTTTAGGATCAGATAAAGTTACAGTGACAGATAATTTTCTAATTTTACCGTTAACTGGATCATTAGCTTCTCTTTGATATGGTTTATCCCAACTATCACAATGCCAATCATAATACTGTCCCTTAGTATATTTTGTAAACTGGCAGCTTTCTGACCAATCCCATTCAAAATTCCAACCAGCATTTGCATTTGCTTTATTAACATAGGGTTGTATTTCTTTATATATCCATCTATCATTCATCCAGACAATATTAGAATCTCTTTTCTTTTTTAAATCTTTTATTTGTTTTTGATTTAATTTTTTACCATCACCATAACCACCAGTAACTGCCATTTGGTCTTGAATAGATTTACCATATTTTGAAATATCATCACAAATCCTAGGAGGAATAGCCGATTGAAAATACCAGTAATAGTTTGTTAAATTCATATATCTTTATGAACTTAATATAACATTTATTAACTAACTGTCAATGTTCCTGAAACTGTAAAGACTGCTGTTTTCGTACAACCCGGAGAAGGATTAACTGAGTTACATCCAGGAGCAACTGCAACTGTTAATGCGCTTGGCAAGTTGATTATTACTCTTCCAGATCCACCAGACATACCACCATCAGCGGGAGAACTTGGAGCGCTTATACCATAAGAAGCACCCGCACCGCCACCTGTATTTGCCGCTCCATCTGAACCTGCAGCATAACCACTACCTGGAGCAGTTGGAACTGCGTTACCTCCACCACCTGATCCACCAGCACCACCTGGTGCTGTACATTTATTACCACCTCCACCACCAGCAAATGTTCCGTTAGTTGGTCCAAAGAAAGGTGTACCTAACGATCCCATGACCGGTGTAACATCTTTACCAGCACCACCAGCACCTCCTGCTGGACCTGGTCCTATTGAACCCGAGCCAGCACTACCGGCACCACCAGCACCACCACCTCCACCACCAGCTCTCGCAGGAGTCGAACCTGCTCCACCAGCATTACCAAAACCATATGTTCCTGAATCTCCATCTTGACTACTTTGAATTGAACTACCAGCAGTTGTCCCTCCTTCACCATAACCACCACCTCCAGATCCTCCTGGATTACCATTAGCAGAAGAAGCAGCGCCTCCTCCACCACCCTTAGCAGTTAAAACTATTCCAGGGCCACCAGCATCATCCCCTATTGTTGTATCATTACCATTTGCTCCTAGTGTATTCCAACCAACTCCTGTGCCACCTGCTCCAATAGTTATTGGTATGGCTGTTCCTGCTGCTCCACAAACAGTTAGAGGGTAGGAATTAGGTGTTAGAATTAATCCTCCACCACCTCCACCACCACCGGATGGTGCTATACCTGTACCACCTCCACCACCTACCATAAATATACCTTTTGTAGCAAATGTTTGTGATGGTAAAAATCTTGGCCATTTTCCTTGTTTAATTGAACTAAATTGACTTTGCAGTGACCACACACCACTTGCTTTATCTAATTCTTTTGTAATTACAACACCAGGTCCTCCTGCTCCACCATTAAAAGATGTCGGTGTGCCAGTTGCAGATGAAGCTCCACCTCCACCACCTCCGGTGTTAGCTGTTCCTGCTCCACCATTAGAACTACCTGGAATAGCTGGTGATGCTCCTGCATTACCACCTCCACCGACTGGATTAGCTAATCCTCCAAAACCTGTTGGTTGACTAGGATCATAATAACCTCCACCACCGCCACCACCGACTCCTGTGATAGGTGATCCTGGAAATAAAGGTGCAATATTTAAACCTGCGCCACCAGCTCCACCACCGGGACCTGGTCCATCAGGTGATCCAGCTGCGCCTGCACCACAAATTCCACCACCACCACCTGCATAACCTTTTGGTGTTGGGCCAGATGCTCCACCTGGATTTCCTTGAGGGGGACTTACGGGAGGTGTATTACCTGCTGCTCCAGCAGTTGTTTGTGGAAAAGATGTACCACCACCTGATCCACCAGCTACACCACAGAAACCTGGATTAGGGTTAGTAGGATTAGTAGGATTTCCACCACCACCTCCTCCACCACCATTTGATGTGTAAGTTGTGCATCCTATTGTTATACTTGAATTAGCTCCATTACCACCCACACTACCTCCTGGATAAGGAGTGGCAGAACCTCCACTACCTATTGTTGCTGGAAAAGCAGTATTACCACAAACTGAAATACAATTAAATTGACGTACACCACCAGCTCCGCCACCACCACTTCCAACATTTCCTGAAGCGTTTGTTCCACCAGCTCCACCACCGGCGACAACTAATATGTTAGTTAATCTTGTTCCCGGTTGTGTTGTAAAATTTCCAGTGGATGTTGTGGTTGTAATTTTACCTTTTCCAAAAGAAGTTTTATTAGAAACTCCTATGACTCCACCGTTTTGATTTCCACTGCCTCTTGGCATTTAAGTGTCCTCCTATGCGGACACCCAAGCTGTGCCGTTCCAATCGTAAACTGTTGGTGTTTCCGCTTCGTCGTTTGATTTAGTTGCCTCCCAACCTTTTGTGTTGTCGGCTTGATATTTTGTATCGTTCCAAGTAATTATGTAACGCCACTCTGGTGTTGCTTGACCATCGTCAATAATTGATGGAAATGCAACTGGTGACTGCCAATCATCACTATCATCTAATGACCATGATGCATGAGGTTGTTGACTTAAAAATTTGTCTTTTACAGGATCATAAATCATTCCGATTCCTGCATATTGTTTTCTAAAATTATTATTGTAAGAGGTCTGTTTCCAGATTCCACCTTTAAAAAAATTAATACACCATGTTTCTCCGTCTTGGTGCATATCATTATTACCAAGTATTCCATCACCTGCAGGAATATCATTACCTACAACAACCACTCTTTGTACTACTTGATGTGAATCTGACGTAAATCCTGTAGGATCCGTCATTGCTTTTAATTCTGCAAAATGTGCCATAATGTTTCTCCTTATATATTAATTTTAATTGTCAATCAACTATTGATATTTGTATCTTAATATTACAATACCTGATCCTCCGCTAGCACTTGATACTGGATAATTACCATTATTAGGACCACCACCGCCACCACCAGTGTTAGCAGTTCCCGCTACTCCAACAGCTCCGCATGCTTGTCCAATACCACCGCCACCACCAATACCACCAACATTAGCTTCTGGGGCAGGTGTAGTTCCACCTGTAACTCCATCTGAAGCTCCACCACCAGCAAAATAATAATAAGATCCACAATTTTCTCCTGAGGTACCCATAGCGTTAGGGAATCCACCACCAGCACCACCAGC